ACCTGAGAAAGGCTCCTGCCTTTCAATCGGAAAAAATGACAGTAAATTGAAATTCTGATGTTTAATATGCCTTGCATCTGAAATTTGAGATCAGAATTTTGGCCGACTTCTTTTTTCTGTATCCCGTACAGATAAAAAGAAGCAAAAAAGAGACGGCGCAGCCCGCTCGCTCCCTGCAAAAAAGCCTTAATCAAGGCGCAATTTATGGGTGAAAGGATCCTGTCGTACTTTTTTGGTACCGGGAAATGTAGGTTCACACCAGTGATAACATGGCTTACAGATCCGTTTATGGTGGCCACTGGTCACCGGTCCTTCGATAACCGATAGGGCTATGATAGTGAAAAGCCTGGTCAGCATTGGATTACCGTACTCCGTTTTCCACGTTATCAGGCCGGATTTGTTTTCAAATTCCAGGCTAAGGTAGTGCCTCGGTCGGATCAGTCGCGTTGCTACTGTCAAGGATTTTCCCGGCATATCCTCAGTGCCTTCCGGTATTCCAGTTCCTCTTTGCCTGCTGATTTCCCGGTCACTTGCACCTGCCTATAATTTTTAACTAAATCAATTCGTCATGAAAACTTTTCAGAAAAACTACATCGGTAAAGGAAAAAGAGTCGCTGACCTTAACATCCTGAAGATCACTATCAGAATGGATGCCCTAAATGCAATCGGTTATGAATTCGAAGGAATCCAGTATGTGACATTTGAAGTGGCCGAGATGCTTCATCCGGATCAGTTTGGAAGAACCCACACCGTTTATCATAACGCACTGGTGGAAGTCGTTGAACCCTCAATCGAATTCCCGGTTGAACAGCCAAAAAAGAAACCGGCACGCAAGCCGAAAGTTACCGAGCCGGTTCCATTCTGATTATTTAAGGCCTTGGAAACAAGGCTTTTTTTATGGTCGCTCTATCCCCTTAACCCCATCCCACACACTAACCGGTCCATGAATTACTGTGCGAAGTTATTGATCGCATCACGGAAAAGTAAAGGGCAGGCCTTTCAGGTTCTTTCATCCGTGCCGGCTGACCCTAACCCTTGACTAGAATCCGTGACTGCTCAATGTTGGTTGCCCATAATTTTTAAACCGGCTGAGCCAGATGCCAACACAAGTCCGCAGGGCAGCGGCGAAAAACTATGAATACAACGTTATTCACCTCCGACCTTGCTGAGATTCAAATCAGCTATTCAACAAAAGTTAAGGCAGCTGATCGCAAAAAGATCAAATGCTCACAGGATGCTGCCAACATCCTCCGGGAGATCTTCCCAGGCTTCGAGCATCGCGAATACTTTTACATCCTCTGCCTCAATCGCTCAAATCAACTTCTCGGCTTTCACCAGGTATCCGCCGGCGGGATCTCCGGAACCGTAACAGATGTCAGGCTCATCTTCCAGGTGGCCATCAAAGCCAATGCCTCCGGAATCGTTCTGTCGCACAACCACCCTTCAGGGAACCTGACACCAAGCGAAGCTGATATCAAGATAACCAAGAAGATCAAGGATGCCGGTGCCTTCCTCGATATTCAGGTACTGGATCACCTGATCCTTTCTGAAGAAAGCTACCTATCATTTGCAGATGATAACCTGATGCCATAAACCCACGGGAGCCTTGCGGCTCCCTTTTTTTGACCGCCTCTGCTTTGTCCTTTAATTGGCATCAAATCACCGATATCATTGCAATCAAAAGGAATAACAATGAGCCATGTAATCAGACGGAATCTTATGCTCAAAGATCTGGACGTCAGATTGGACGAATCCGGAAAGGTGCGCGTCTGCTCCGTGGCATTCATTTTAAAAAATGGCGAACGCGTATTCTTCCCGCGGGCCATAGCCACCGGGTTGAGAATGAACGTGAAGGAACAACGCATGCGCGGGATCCAGCCGGTAGATGATAAAGGCAATCCGGAAGGGCATATCTACCCAGTGGGTATTGACAATTTCGTTGAGTATAACGGTATGGAAATTTTATTGTAATGACAGATATTCAATTCAATAAGAAGGGTGTTCCGCTGATGGCTTATGGCAAAAGCTTTATGACCATCACCACCGGTGCCCCTGGAGAGAAACCGCTGAAGGTATCGAAGACGATTGAACGGCTCGATACTGAGTTTACTCTTGGAAATTACAAGTACAGTCCCTGGGGAGACAATAACGATTTTCCATACAAAGCCCTGGACACCATCGGTAAAACCGGAGTTCTGAATACCGGCTTGAAATACATCCGGAACTTTACGCTCGGTCAGGGAGTTTACCCTGTTCAGGTAATCGGTTACCAGGATAATGGTGATGAGATGCTGAAGGTAGTTGAAGATCCAAAACTGATCGCCTTTCTGAATGGACGGACCGTACGCCGATATATGGCTAATGCCTGCAGGGATTTCCTGAAGTTTGGAATCTGTTATCCGGAACTTATCCCAAATGCTGATGGCAGTCAGATCGTTGGGATCAATACCATTAACGCATCTCACTGCAGGCTGACCGTTGCCAGTGACGCTGGCCTGATTGAAAATTGCATTGTCAGCGGTGAATGGAATGAACGAACTCCAACGGAAGGAAAGTATAATGTGATCCCGGTACTGGATAGCTACGATCCGTATTTTGATCTGTACTCGAGGAAACTGATGAAACAGGCCGGTGGTAAATCATTTATTTATCCGCTGAAGGACGAATGGGGTAATGAAGATTATTATCCATTCCCCGCCTGGTACTCCGCATACCGTGCCGGTTGGGTTGACGTTGCCAACAAAGTGCCGGCATTTTTATCAAAAGCATTCGAGAATCAGATTACCTGGTTATGGCATATTAAAATACCTTACGCTTATTGGGAACGGAAGTATGAGGCAAATAAGTTTAACAGTGTGGAAGCCAGACAGGCCGCCATTCAGCTGGAAATGGATGCTATTGAAGAAGCCATTGTCGGCACGAAGAATGCTAACAAGGCAATCTTCTCGATGTATGAGGTTAATGCCCAGGGGAAACCTGAAGAGCAGTGGATCATAGAGCCATTGGAAAACAAATACAAAGAGGGTGACAAACTGGTGTCATCAGCTGCAGCTAACTCAGAAATTCTTTTCAGCCTGATGATCAATCCAAACGTAATGGGCGCCGGTATGCCGGGCGGAGTTTACTCAGGGAATCAGGGCGGATCGAATATCCGTGAAGCTTTTCTGGTCAACATTGCCAATGCCTGGCTGGATCGTCAGAGCTTTCTGGATCCCATTGAATGCATGCTCAGGTATAATGGAGTGAAGGATGTTGAGCTTCGATATCGAAATACCATTTTAACCACCCTGGACTCCGGTGCCGGAACCCAGAAAAATCTTGCATAACCATGCTGATCACTGCCGCCAAAAACGAAAACTTCGAGGAGATCAAATCATTCCTGCCTGTATCAGTTTCGAGTGACTTTGAATCCATCCTGCCATACATCGAATCTGCAGAGTCAGAATTCATTCAGCCCATGCTCGGAATTGCATTATACGCAAACTTATTGGCGTATTATGCAAATAATGATGTGACTGGTGAATGGATCGGATCTAACAAAGCAAAATGGGGTGAGCTATTGAAAAAGGTTCAGCGATCGATTATCAACCTGGCGTACTGGATGGGATTCGATATGCTCAATGCATCCTTCGACGCCTCTGGATTTCACCGGGAAGAAAGTGAATCACGGAAAAGTCTGTTCAAGTCTCAGGAAGAAGCTTTGCGATCGGGATTCCGAAACAATGGATTCAATGCCCTGGACAAAGTTTTGGCTTATCTCGATGAAAACCTGACAGTATTCCCTGACTTTAAAACCAGTCAGAGCTATACCGTCAGGAAGTCTTCATTCGTGCCTGATACTATATCGTTTAACAAGATATATTTCATTGATAACAGCCGGTTGATATTCCTGAAGTTCCAGCGCTTCATTGATCAGGCTGAAGATTTTGAGATACAATCCCTTTTGGGAACATCATTGTACACCAGGATAAAAGCCGAAATGATCAAGGATACCCCGAATGCTGATATAGTTGCTCTGAATGCTTATATCCAAAAGGTTGTGGTGTACCTGGCTGTTTCAAATGGTTTAACTGAGCTCGGTGTAAACATCACAGACCGGTCGATCTTCTTGGAGTCACAGGCAGCCACTACCGATAATACTCAGGTAAGGCAACCGGTACCGGATCCAGTGTTAATGCAGATGATCAAAGCCGCTAAAGTGGCAGCCGAAAAATACACTTCATTATTAAAGTCGTTCCTGGCTGCTTACCCCCTGAAATACCCTGAATATTCTGGACAAACAGGCAGCGTTTATACCCGTGATAATGTGGATAAAAAAACCTTTTGGGTAGGATGAACACTATTGAAATAGGATATCAGCCGGTCAGGTTCCTTTCGCGGACCCGCAAAATCGAGACTACTCATCCGGAGAAATGGGATGAGCTCACCCCGGCTCAGCTTATTGCCATCGCCTGCGTTTACAAAGGCACCATTTCCGATGATGGTTTGATCAGCTCGATGCTTTCCATACCCCGCAGAATCGTGCGCAAAATGGCACCCTATCATAAGCTGAAGCTCATTCAGCTGGTTGAGTTTATCAAGGATACAACGCCATATCATGAATTCATATTGAAAACGCTCGGATCTTTTACAGCTCCAAAGCCCAGGCTGAAGGATGAAACATTCGGAACCTTCATCTTTGCTGAATCCTATTTCTCGAGGTATAACGAGAAAGCCAATCCGGAGGATCTCAATCGGTTTATTGCCTGCTGGTACCGGCACGGAAAATTCGAGGAGAAAGATCTTGAGAAGAATGCCTTATATATCTCAGCCCATGACCTGGCTAAACGGGAAGCGATTTTTATCAATTATCAGTTGATCCGTGAATTTCTGGTTGCCTCCTATCCTCATGTTTTCAAAACCAACAGCGAGGCCGTTAAGAAAGATGAGAAGAGTACCTGGCTCGATGTATTTGATGCCATTGTTGGTGAGGATCTGAAAGACCAGGATAAATACGCTGAGCTGCCTTTATCGGCCGTGCTCCGGAACCTGGATAAACGAATCCAAAAAAACCAAGAGAATGAAAGCTAAATTCGCCGAGTTCGTTGATTACTTTGAGCAGCTTGCACGTGAGCACGTTGATATCAGGCATACCGATAAGGAAAAACATTTCTTCCGGATTGAGCTGGAAGAAATCCTTACCGGGCTTAAATCAAAGATCCGGTACCCGGCACTCATTCTGGAGTCCTACGATTTTGTTTTTAAAGATCAGAACAGCGATAACGTGCACAAAGAGGTGAGCTGTGCCTTCGATATCATCGACATTGTTAAGGATGGTGGAAATTACGATCTGATTCATGCCACCTGGCACCGGATGGAAGAGATAGGCGACGAAATCTGTATTCGGATACTGGACGACAAGCGGAGCCGGAAGATCGATGTATTATCGCATTTCCATTTGACCAACGTCAAGGGAAATCTCCTGGTTGACATGAACCTGATGCATTATGGTGTGCGATATGAATTCGTTGTATCATGGCCGGTCATTAACGACATAGACCCATTGAAATGGAACCAACCACTACCGAACAATACAACGAGCGGATCAACCAGTGGGTAAGTCAAACCCGATCGCAGCTTAAGCAATCCATTGCCACACTATCCATGAAGGGAAAGGGCCAGTTGGTCCGATCGCTTCAGGGAATAACGAAAAAGGATTTTGGACAGATCGAATCCATCGTTTTCAATTTCAACCGTTACGGGGTATTTTTCCATAAAGGAGTTGGCCGGGGTTATGTAATGTCAGGAGGACAGGTAATCCGTGGATATAAGGTAGATTCAAAAATACTTCGCAATCGACAGAATAAACCTGCGATAATTAACACTGGTGATTTAAAGCGTGAGCCCAAAGAATGGTTTAACCCGATACTCGATCGGGAGGTTCCGCGCCTGGCTGATATGGTTACTGAAATGCGTGCCGACATGGCACTCGATGCGGCAGTAATCAAAATAAGGTGATTTGCTATCATCCTGATCAGCTGCAGCAGCTCTCGAGCTCAAAATCTGCTATCACATTCATCCCGGATCCGGACTGCCGGCAGCTGCTGCAGGGAAAATTCTGCTATCATTTTCGATCTGGTACCATTTCCAGAAATCTTAGCTAACTTAGCACTGCCAAATCTTCTACATATATAGCTCACGTCGTTTTTAACCAGGTTAAAAACGCCGGAGTCTGGTAACCGTAAGGCCCAGGAATTTTATAACGCGTGAGCTGTTAGAAGAATTGGCAACTCCGGTTCTTTTTATACCATGGCGAACCTCAAAAAATTAGTAAGCGGCGAGATCCAGATCACCTATAATTCAGGTCCGGATTTCATTTTACCATTCCGGTTTTATTCTTATGATCTCCGGAATGCTGAAAAAGTTGCATTAAGTCAGATCATCTCCACTCTGATCATTGAGGAATCACCGGCCCTTGAAAATTCCCAATCTGTAAAAATCAAAAGCCTCGATATAGACCTTTAATCGTCTGTCCTTTCGATCGCTCCAATCATGGCTTTCATTTGTAGCAAAATAAATTGCTATGAGTGATGTGTACAAACGCGGAATCTATCTCTACATCAACGGGCAGGAGATAGAAAACAATGTCAAGAAGATAACCGGCGAAATGCGCAAGCTCGTAAATGAGCAGGCCCGTATGACCATTGGTAGCCGTGAATACAATGAGGCAGCCGCCAAAATAAAAGCACTCAGGGGAGTACTGGCCGAACACCAGGCACAACTTAAGCAGACGGCCGGCAGTTGGCTAAATCTTAAAAATGCAGCTGATAAATTCAATCGTTATTTCGGATTGATTGGCTCCTTCGTGGCTGGCCTTACTGGTATGGTACTGGGATTCAAAAAAGCAGTTGAAGTTGCCAACCTGTTCGAAGAAAGAATGGGGAATCTATCTGCATTAACCGGCCTTACCGGAAAAAATCTGGAATGGTTAGGCGAAAATGCCAAACAATCATCAGTCAAAATAACGGAGAGCGGAGTCCGGATCAAACAATCAGCATCCGATATTGTGGATGCTTATACCAAAATGGGATCGCAGCGTCCGGAACTGTTGAAAAACAAGGAAGCTTTGGCGGCAGTAACAGAAGACGCGATAATCTTATCTGAAGCTGCAAAATCAGAACTCGCTCCGGCTGTTGCTGCGCTGGCCACGACCTTGAATCAATTCAATGTTGGTGCATCGGAATCAACCAGGATCATTAATATACTGGCGGCAGGATCCAAAGAAGGCGCCGCTGAAATTCCTTATCTGACAGAGGCCCTTGAAAAGTCAGGGACAACGGCCAATATGATGGGCTTATCCATAGAGCAAACCGTGGGGATGATTGAAGCCATTGCTCCGAAATTTGCTGAAGCCCGTGTTGCCGGTACCGGCCTTGACCGGGTGCTCATGGTGATGAGAAAAACCAATATGGGTTATAAGGATGGTGTATTTGACATGAACCGGGCTCTCGATGAATTGAGAATTCGATATAAAAAAGGGGAACAGGCGGTTGATCTGTTTGGTATGGAGCATGCGAAAATGGCTGAAGTCATGCTACAGGCTCAGGGAGATTATAATAAATACACCAAAGCGGTAACCGGTTCCAATGTGGCTATTGAGCAGGCATCCATCAATACCAATAACAACAACGCCAAACTTGCCCAGGCAAAGAACCGGGTGGATCTGCTTACCATGGCACTGGGTGAGAAGTTAGCCCCGGCCATGACCTTCAGCACAAATTCATTTTCGTATTTTCTGAAGGCGATCATGGCGGCTCCTGAGTGGATCAGCAAGAATCGCGTTTTGCTAATATCGCTGGCCGGTGCAATTTTGGCCTATAACGGACAGCTGATAAAAAACACTGCTCTGCAGATAGCCAATTCAGCCACCACTTTATTTGCGACCAGTGCACACAAAGCTCACGGAATTATTGTTGCTCTCAATATTGCCCGATTACGTGCCATGGTTGCGGCTCAGGGCGGTCTGAATATCGCTCAACAGGCTGGGATTGTTATAACCAAAGCCTTTAACCTGGCAATGAAATCAAATCCCCTTGGTTGGGTTCTGGCTGGCATTACAGCTCTGATCGCCGGGATTGCATATCTCTCGACCCACAATAAAAGAGCGATCGCCATTGAGACTGAAAAGAAAGCGGTGATTGCCGATGCAACTGAAAAGAATGCAGCATTAAGTCAGTCGTATAAGGATATAACCGGCCAGATTGATCACTTGAGTAACCTAAGTATCCAGGAGAAAAAGGATCTGCAGGATAAGATTGATAAGACTATCGAACTTACTCAGACTGAGTTTGACCAGCTGAAGGCCCGCCGGGATAAACTTTTTGCTGAAGCATCGATGCTCAATTGGTGGCAGAAATTCACCCGGGGAGCTGATAAGGAGGCAGAACTAGCGAATAAAAAAGGAGAAAAGGCAGTCAGAGACATGGATGATGCCTTATCGAAGCTTTTTGATACGCTCGAGGGAATGAAAAGATCTAAGACCGATCTTGGTCAGATCCTCAATGCTGAATCCTTGGGAGATGCTATGAAAACGGAGACGATCGCAGATCTGGAAAGTAAATTACAGATGTATGGGACGGCATTGAAGAATGTTGCTAGAAACGGAGAGGATTTTATCCGGATCCAGAAGAAAATAGGCAAGGTGACCGAAGAACTTTCAAAGGCCCGCGGAGCCAGTGAAGTTGGTGGTCCAAAATACGATAAAGAAAAAGCCCTGGCCGATCTGACCAAGGCGCATATCGACCGGCAGAACGAACTGAAAAAACAAAGAGCTGCGGGGATCCTCGATAAGGAGAATTACGACAATGAAATGGAGAATGAGGAGATCCGATATAATCAGGAGTCCATTGTCAGATTGCAAAAGGCCGGTCAATCAATCCAGGAGGAGCAAGGCAAGATCAACGATATCATGATCAAAAAGCAGGAAGACTGCGAAAAAGAAAAGGAAGAAGTTGATAAGGAATACTGGAAATCGGTAGAAGCTTCAACCCAGGATGAAAAGGATCTGGAGGATAAGAAGACCAAGGAAGCAAAGGATAATGCAATACAAAAGAGAGCCAATGAACTTTCGTATCAGGAGGAACTAGGTAAAAACTACGACCTGCAGTTAACCCTGTTGGATGAAATGTTGACAAAGGGCGATATCACCGAAGAAGAGCACGCAAAAAAACGCCTTCAGATTGAAAAAAATCTGGCGGCCTCGAAACTGCAAACACTCGAAAATTATGGAAGAGTAGCAACAGACCTGATTGGCATTGTTACTCAATTTTCTGAAGCTGCAAAAAACAGGGAACTCAAAGCTGCAGGTGATAACGACAAAAAGAAACAGGAGATCGAGAAGAAATACGCCAAACGTCAGCAAGCCATGGCCATTGCTCAGACTGTTATTGAAGGAGCCCTGGAGATTGCCAGAATCAACTCAAACGCCGGAGTGAATGCTGACTTGACTCAAACTTTAAGAACGGTATTAACAGCCCTGGCAGTTGCCCGTACAGTGGGTAGCGTGGCCCTTATTTCATCGCAACAGTTTGCCGGTGGAAAATACCCTGTGATTGGTGCGGATACCGGCAGAACTTATCAATCGGCTTATGTTGGTCCGGTAAGAACCGGATTATATAATCGGCCATCGCTTGGTTTATTTGCAGAAAACGAGCCTGAAATCGTTATTGATGGCCCGACTACGAGACGTATACAGGCTAATTATCCGGGAATCCTTAATGCGATACAATCTGCTCGGGTAGGACAATACGCAGGAGGCAAGTATCCTGGCTTATTGGGATCAGCAGATGATTCCTCCGGAGACATTAAGATGTTACTGGCCGCCAATGCGAAAACAATCCAGAGCCTTGATCAACGTCTGGCCATGGGCATTGAATCCCGATCGATATGGGTGTACTCAGAATATGATAAAATGAAGCTCGAAGTTGAAGGAATCAAGAAGAAAACAACCATCAGTTAACCTATAGGTTACTTTCTCCCCTGCCCCGCCCACCCGCGGGGCTTTTTTTTGTCCTTTAGGATTGATTACTGATCAAATAGTTTTGAATCAAAACCATTACGCTATGCTAGAGCAAGTCTACAAGGTAATCAACGAAATCACCGGTCCAATCATTATTATCCTTTTGGGAGTCATCGGTTATGGAGGCAAGGAATTTATCCTGTCGGTTAAGGAAATGACAAAATCTGTAGGCAGCCTGCAAGAAACTATTGCCAGTCAGAAAACGGATATGTCCTGGATCAAGAAAAATTGTGTGTCAATATCAAAGGAAACCAGTGACAAGTTAGCTCATCATGATGATCGGTTGGATGAGCATGACGTCAAGTTAGGGGAGCATGAAGTTGATATCGCTGTCATTAAACAAACGCTCAAGCGATGAAAGTTTCCAAAGATTTCTTCCTGGGCGAATTCATTCCGCCTGAGGTGCTGGAAAAGTATCCTGAGAAAGGGATCTGGTTTGTTGATCCTAAGATTATCGCCATTGCACAATTCATGAGGGACCGGTACCGGTTGCCCATTATCATCAACGACTATCTGAATAAAGGAAATTATATCAATTCTGGATTCCGGGTGCCATCGTGCTCAATCGGTGCCGAATTGAGCCAGCATCGTTTTGGCCGGGCCATCGATCCAAAGATACAAGGCATGTTTCCGGAGGAAGTGAGGGACGATATCAAACGGAACTGGCCCCTGTTTAAAGCCGTGGGATTAACCACGATTGAGGCCGATACCGAAACATGGGTACACGTGGATTGCCGGTACACAGGGTTAAATGAGCTTCTAATTGTTTCACCAAAATAATAGGTTATGAGAAAGTTAAATTTTATTGCATTCTGCGCGGTTGTTATCATGATGTTCGTGATACAACCAGTAACCGTGGAATCGGTGGCGCTGGACACCGGTCCGCAGATCTCGATGATTATTGCATTGCCGGCCGTTGCCGGTGTTCCTGTTACCGCTGCTGAAAGTGCTGCCATCCTCCAGACTGATGATCCGGGCAAAGCTGGACCTGCAGTTGGTGATTTTCTGAAATCGAACTGGCTCGAAATCCTTTTTGCCCTGCTGGGTGTCTGGGAGATCATAGCGCGATCAACACCAACCACTGTCGATAATTCTATTATCAGCTGGATAACGAAAATTCTCAACCTGATATTCCCGAATCGGAAAACAGGTGGCGGAGTGATTATCCCAGTGACAAAGAATCAGCTCGATAAATCGAAATAAATCAGGTGTTTTTTCATTTTGTTTAGGTTTAGTATTAGGTTAGAGCCACCCCTTCAGCAAGGGTGGCTTTTTTTATTGTCCTTTCGTTCCCTCATGCATGGCTTTATCATTGCATCAAAATCGATACAATGGCCATCAGCATAATCACATCTCCGCCATTAGTTGCCTTGAGCGGGAATCCTGTACGGTTCAAGCTGCAAAGCAATAATCAATACTCGGCTGCCGGGGTTAAGTATGCCTACGATATCGCCTTTTCTGATACCGGTAATGCCAATGACTACATTGAGTTATCCTGGAACGATAATCTTTTACGGTTGACCTGCAAGGCGGCTCCCGATGATAGTGGTCTGCAGATCCCCGATCACTCTGTAATCGCTAACCTGAATGACTGGTGCGCTGAAGTGGCCGAATACATGCAACTCAATTATCTGTTATCAAAGTATTTCGATATTACCGTAACCGGATCCACCATCACGCTCACCGCAAAGGATTATGGCGATGAATTTGAGATATCGGCCACCTATTTATGGACCAATGGATCAGCGCCCATGGGTGGGGTTGATGGCGGTTCAGCACAGGTTGCCCGCGCCTATTACAAGCTCGGGGTGCAAATTATGCTCAAAGTTGGTAGCGCCTGGGTGAATTGTGGTGAAGATCTTTTGCCGGTGGATGCATCCGGATATGCCACTTTCGATATTTCCACCCGCTTTGCTGATCGCGTTTACGCTGAATTTCAGTGGCTGGAATCCTCTGTTGATCTGATGGTGTTGCGTGCGAATCAGTGCATGGAATACCGGATCCGGTATTTTGAGCAATATTTTGATGATGGTGTAAACGCTCCCGGCAAATTGACGGAAACCTCATCGATGTACATTCTCGCTGCAGGGATCTCCACCGGCCAACAGGCAATATACAACAGGCAGCAAAGCAGCTACTGGGCAAAGCTCGGCTACAACCAGTATTTCCTCACCTGGGCACCAAAGGAAAAGCTGATCGATCGATACACCACGGAGAAACTGTTTTATCTGGTGCGCTCGGCCATCACGGAGCTGAATCTGATTGTGGAGATCAATTACAACGATACCACATCGCAGTCTGTGATCACGAAAAAGACGGTGGCCAGTCCTACCAACAAAGGTGTTTATGAGATCATCTGCAGCCTGAACCGGTTGGAGTTATCCGGATATGATCAGAACAATATCGATAATTATAGGGTATGGCTCACTAATGAGGCTGATGCCAGGATATCAGAGGTCCGCACGTTCCGGATGGATTATGCCTTTCATGAGAACGTGAGGGAATTCCTCTTCCGGAACTCACCAGGAGGATATGATACGCTCCGGACCACCGGCGATGTGGAAGATATCCTCGACTTCGAGCGGGTGCCAATATCTAAGGTACTGGGTGATTCCTATACCGAGCTCGATCACCAGATAACTGATATCAAGGTGACGGAAACCAAAAGCTATAAAGCAAACACCGGATGGCTCAACCGTGAGCAGCTGGAATGGGTGCGCGATTTTCTGCTATCTACTCAGGTATATCAGATTATCGTCGGAAAACTGGTGCCAGTTAAGGTGGTTTCCGCCCAAATTGCCAACCGAAAAGACCGTGAAGATCTGTATGCAATCGAATTCGAGTACGTGAGATCCTTCACCAGCGAATACTTCAGCCGGGAGATTGTATCTGCAGATTTCGATGATTCATTTGATGATGACTTTGTGAACGCATAACCATGGCCGTATATCCAATTCAAGAGCTGAAAAACAAGATCACGGATCGCATCCTTGATAATCATGAGCGCGCGATCACGGGAGATGAGCTGCAGGAGGTTCTGCTTGATGTATTGGATAGCCTGGAGACGTACACCGATGAAGCGGTAGTAGAGCCGGCCGTAAATTATTACACCGATTCCGTTGCCTTCGATACGGCCACCGGTGCCCTGACTCTTCACAGAACCGGCGGAATCACGCCTGAGAATATCTCGGTGGATCTGGATGGAAGATATCGCCAGCTCAGCGAATCAGATTCCCGGGCCGATAATATTTCCAACGATGCCGGTGAGCAAACCACCTTATTCAATGATCCGTATCCGGAAGGCACTGATGGTGATGATATCGTGATACCATTAATCGGGGCCACCACGGATGAAGATGATACCGTATGGCTGTTAGCATACACTAAAACACGCTTCGGATTCAAAACGAAATGCTCCAGGCCTTGCACATTCTCTTATACCGCAACACTCAAACGATGAAAAAGATACTATTAATACTGGCCCTTCTGGCCGGCTTCCTGCAGAGCCAGGCTCAGGAAAAGAACATCAGGGCCCCACGCGTAAGCCAGGACACTTCCAAATTCTCGAGCATCGATAAGATTCCCTCTTGCCCTGCAACTGGGATCAAGCTATTTTACTATCGTGATACACTCCGGGGAATTGATAGCCTTTGCCATGTTCACAACATTACCAAGGTGGGCACCGGTGATGTAGCCTGGACACTTTACGGAGCCGCCAACTGGACTGCATCAGCTCACACTTACCATGTTGGCGATGTCGTTAAATACGGTACTTATCCCGCTGATGTTAAATGGTACATCTGCAAAAAACAGCATGTGAGTGAGGCATTGGCCGCTCCGGATCCGGCTCCATCGCCGGCCGATACTTATCTGGATATGTCTTACTGGAAGCTGATCCACTGGCAGCGAGCCGAATCAGATCCGAAATATGCGGCTGATTCCATCAAATTACTCCACTGGGCCGATACGCTGAACATGATTGCCACCAAGCATGATCTGGATACCATGGGATTTATCTACAGTTCCGATTTGCGCGGCATCCGTGATACCCTTCTTTTTCATTCCGATTCGCTCACGGCTATTTATGACTCCGTTGCCCGCATGCGCGATACCACAACCAACCATTCCACCCGGCTCGTTGGCCTCGAGCGGTTAACCAGTTACGATGTACAAAATGCTCACGCCTGGGTAGTTTCCACGGCTTACAAAATTGGCGATGTGGTTACCTATACCACGCCAACCTTCCACAGCCGGTTATTTTTCGTTTGCACCGTTGCTCATACATCAGCCGGAACCTCTCCATATAATATTGATGGGGCCAAATGGAAGGAAATCTTCTGGCAGGAATCATTTGCCTATAATGCCACCGGCATCCGTGATACACTCACAGCCAGCCGGAACCGGATATCTGCCATCGAGAACGACACTACGCATTATCAATATGCCTGGGAATGGTTCAACGGCACCCGGGCGCGCACAATCCCCAAAGCCACCACTGATCTCGATCGGTTTCTGGCTGATTCAGCCGGATTCATGAAATACAGGACCGGGACGGAATTACTTTCAGATATTGGAGCACAGGCAGCTTTAACTAATCCTTTGACTGGGACCGGTGTTGCTGGGTTCCTAGCAGAGTTCAATGGGACGACAGGGTTGGATAGTGCGTTTATTTATCATTCGGGTAACGAATTCAGAATAAACACAACAAGCGACGCCGGCGCCTTCCAATTACAAGTCTCCGGTGGTGGATATTTCGGAGGAAATTCTGATTTCAGAGGAACCTATAATTTTTTTGGAGCAAACGGAGGAGATACCTATATAAAAAATGATGAAATAAACTTTTTTTATTCAACGAATGCTAACGCCGTAGGATGGATAAATTACGACGGATACAACGGAACCAATAGTCAATTCAGAGATTTATGGATCGGAGACGGAAAGCATGGTGGGATATTATTTGTTGATGGCAGCGAAGGCAATACCGGATTATTAACAAGTGACCCGACGTCAACTTTGTCAATCGGCGGAATTGCCAGTCAGGGAATAACCATGCAGGGCCTTTCGACAACCGCCACACGCGGGTTTTTAGGTTTGGATGCCGATGGTGATGGATCATTTTACCTGGTGAACGCGTCCACATTTTCAGTAAATATCGGACTCACTGCTGATTTGACTGACCACAGTTACATTATGAATTTTTTAGGTGCCGGAACCAGAGACCCACAATACCCACTGGACGTAGTAAGCGGAGAAACAACTTTATTATCATTCATGGCTGCCATGAAAAACACTTCAGGGGAAGGAGTATTCTTTTTCCATACGGGATCAGCGGGCTCAGGTTTCGGATTACCCGCCAACAGTATCGGAATCGCTGCAGATTATAATACAGGATCTTACCGATCCCTCTCCTTAGCCACCTCGAACCTGGCTCGACTTTTCATTGACACCGATGGCGATATTAGTGTAGGAGGAACAACGACAACGACATCGAAATTTGAAATTAAAAATTCCGTCACAGGGAAAGAAGGACTCAGGGTTATACAAACAACGGCAGGGAGGACTTCCGGTGGAGCATTAGCTTTATTTTATGATGACCAGGCAGCGACGACAGAGCCTACCGTCAAAATCATTCAGAACGGAACCGGGAATTTATTATTAGCACAACAGGCATCTACGCCCGTTTTGACTATTGATTATTTAGGAAGATCAAACTTCGGAAATTCTACCGTTTCAGAACGGGTCACCATTGAGCCAATCACGGCGGGATTAGGCCTGGGTTTGATCAACAATTCCGCCCATCTTTCAGGAATTAATTTTCTGATGTACTCTTCTCCAACTACGAGCTATACCAGAATCACAGCAGATGCCAGATCAACAGGATTTATAAAATTTTTAACAAACGATACCGAACAACTTAAAATAGCATCCACCGGATTAATAACGATAACAACTTTCGGAACGAGCGCCGGGAATTTTATAACCGAGGCGTCTGGAGTTTTACAAAAACGGTCAGCAGCAGAAGTCAGAACAGACCTGGCATTGAGCACCAATTATTTGATGCTCGATGCGAGCAACGATCCGTTAACTGGGACCTTGTCAATTAACACGACAGGAAGCACCATCATACACGGAACGACAGTAAGCACAAACCCAGTCTATGAATATTTCAACAACGGATCAGGAAATGCTTATGTAGGAATCGAGAGTAGCACCGGAGGAGCATTGATGACTGGAGGATCTGCTTACGCCCTCGCACTTACCTCCGGGCAAGGCGGAAGTTACCCGATTCAATTTGCAACTGGGGCATCCGGAACCGTTAGAATGACATTAAGCGGAGCCGGGAATTTAGGACTTGGAGTAATACCAGATGCAGCTGCCAAATTACACGTTCTGGACAATTTCACCACCAATGGGAGTGCAGCCATCTATGTGGAAAAATCCGGAACGATAGCAGGTGGTACCGGATATGGAATCGACATCCAAATGAGCGGAGCGTCCGCTGCAAACGTAGCCGGTTATTTCAGGTCCATCAATGGATCAAACAATTATGGACTTTTTGTACCGAATGGCGCTGTTGCGATTGGATTGACAACCGTGACAGCACCCGTTAGTTTATTCCATGTCAGCGGAGGAGACAGCAACGAGATGACCATAGAGGAGACATCGGTCACAGGAGCCGCCTCACTAAGAATGACAAATTCAGGTGGAACAGCAGGAACAACACGAATTTATAAATTTGGAAGCGGACATACTTATCCTGGCATGTTTGGAATTTCAATGGATGACGGAACAACTCAGCATTTCTTAATGAATACAACGGGCCAGATTGGATTGTCAACTTCGACTTTCATAACCAATGCGTCCTTAAATTTAATAGGAGGAGGTAGGTATATCGCTTGGAATTTCGGAGTGGGACAGGCGAACTCGCGAGCCTGGGGAATAAGAAATGACGGAGCAGACTGGGGAGATTTGGAATTTGTTTCTTCTGACGCGGCAGATAACACTTTGCACCGGGTAAATTTAACCCTGGATAAGGATGGGAATTTGTGGAGCCATTCATCATTTGCCTGGTTTGGAGCAACAAAAGGATTCACCTACATTAACAACGATGAGATCAACTTTGGGTATTCGGAAAATGCCAATTTTACTGGATGGATTAATTATGATGGATACGCGAATTCAACAACACAATACCGTGACCTTTCAATAGGAGACGGAAAACGCGCGGCAATTGCTTATTTTGATGGGAGCACCGCCAATGTAGGAATAGGAATGACCCCCGACGGAACAGCACGACTGAATGTGAACGGAGGAGACATAAAAATTACAAATTCCGTCCGGGCAAATTTAAACATTTTAGGCGGATGGTCTTCTATTGATTTCTGGTCAACCGATGCAACGGCATCACAGCGAAATTGGACGATTGCACAGAGTAATATTGCCTTTGCGGATTTTGGTTTTTATCAATCCACCGCCCTCGGAGGAGATCCCATTGCAGCAGGAGTGGCAAGATTTTACATAAATGCCGCCGGAAATATTGGCCAGGGAACAACGGCACCCGCTCCCGCTGAAGCATCCAATCGAACATTTCAAATTCATAATACAGCGACTTATTCGAGCGAATTACGATTAACAAATAATGCCAGTGGAGCAACCAGTACGGACGGCGGACTTTTACAATTTACAAACAGTAAGACTTTTTGGATTTGGAATTATGAAGTTGGAGAAGTTGCATTTGGAACGAGCAACACCGACAGAGGCAGAATAACAGCAGCCGGAGATTTTGTCCTCGGCGGAACAGCCAAAGTTAATCCATACACTGAAGGTCATACCACACTTTCAGTGCGAGGAAATGGAGTGGATAAATTGGCAAATATTGAACTTGTAGGAACGAGAAATTCAGGAGGAAATCAGCAAGGACAAATTCTCTTTGTCGACAACTATGGGACAGCAACAACAGCATCTATGATCGCCTCCCTTAATGACACCTATTCGGACGACGGAGACATGGCTTTTTATACCCACGCTCACGGAGGAACACTAACCCAATATTTGACTTTGACCCATAACGGAAATTTGGGATTAGGCAAAACAAATCCGACAGCCGCTCGATTTGAGATAAATACAAGTAGTGCATCCGGAGAAGGAATGCGGATTTTACAAACCACAACAGGCAGAACTGATGGAAGTGCTTTGCTGCTTTTGTACGATGATCAAGTAGGCTCTAATTCACCAACCTTGCAGATAATTCAAAGTGGAACTGGCAGGGCATTGCAAGTACAGGACGGCGGGGTAACAGTATTTAATATTGCTGATGGTGGTTATGTAAATCTTGGTGCCCCGAGCCAGTATGCAAGACTGGGTATCAAAATGAACACTACGGACAATTTTCGGGGGATATGGTTGGAAGCGAAAGACAATACGGATGCTGTGGCAGTGGCGCACACTGGTTCAATGGGATATATTACCACTGAATATTCAACTGGTGGGTCAAAAACTCCACTAATGATAAGATCTTATGATGGGGCATACTTGTATCTTAATACGGACGGAAAATCAGGTTTCAATGTTTCTGATCCTGATGCAACACTGGAAGTAGCTGGAGATATTCATGCTCAAACAATAAGACTGGAAACGGGTGCCGTGGCTGGTTATACTTGGCAGTGTCAGGATGCAACGGGGACAGGTGCTTGGGCAAACGTAACAGGCGCAGTTTACAAAGGAACTGTTGACGGTGACGACGGGAAGCCATCGGGTGGCACAGCTTTAAAAGATGGAACTGGTACAGCAGGATGGTATTATGCCTGCAACGATGCTGGAACTTACGACTACGGAAACCCCAATGGAAACAGTATTACGCTGGCAATAGGTGACCAGCTTTATTATAATGGCTCAATTTGGCTGCAAATTCCAGGTGCCGGGAGTTATAATTTGCCTATTGCTACAGCTTCACTTGGTGGTATTATAACAGGAACTGATATTTCAATCAATTCAGGTACTGGGGCGGTAACTATTGCAAATGGCGTAATAACATTAGCTAAAATGGCTAATATGAATACTGCCAAAGTTTTGGGTAGAACAACTTCCTCGGTTGGTGTGGTTGAGGAATTGGGGATAAGTGGTACTGGTAGTGTAGCAATGACCACTTCGCCAACTTTTGTTACTCCAACTTTGGGTGCTGCTTCTGCAACGACTTATAATGGGCTTACGATTACTGCAAACGGTACGAATACACTGAATATTACCGCGGGAAAAACCCTTGTCGTACAGGATAATGTAACAATAACCGGCCCTTTGGGAACTGGTGCTTATGCTACAATATCGAATTATGCGACTACTGCAGGAAAGTTAAGCCAGTTTGGTTCTACATCTTCAGCAGAACTGGCCGGGGTTTTAAGTGACGAAAGCGGCACGGGGGTAGTGGCATACACAACTGACCCGACTTTTACCAACCCCCGACTTGGAACGCCTTATTCGGGTACTTTAACGAACTGCACGGGCTTACCGATTACAGGAATAACGGCATCGACATCAGCACAGTTGGCTACCTTAATCAGTGATGAAACGGGGGCTTCATCGGGTTCCCCTCTGTTGATGTTCAATGTTTCGCCTACAATACAGGGCACCCCGATAATTAATGCCATCAATACCAACGGTGCCGATTTTGTCCTGGGCAATGGTGCCACCTCCAGTGAATTCTTTGCCGCACGTTACAATGGGGGAGTCGGATATGTGGAGTTGAAATATGACGGCACTACTATACTGGCAACCAACCAGTACGGGGTTAACCTTACAACAAGTTACTATTATGCCATCGCCGGGAATAACATTTTGGCGACAACGGTAATCGATGGGTCCACAACAACGGCCCCAAACGGAAACGCGGTTTATGATGCTTTAGCATTAAAAGTTGATAAGGCAAGTGTGACCAAACAGGCCCTTGAGCCTGCCGGAACCGGAGCAGTTACCTGGAATGTAGCCAATGGTCAGAATGCTTATATCGTTTCCTCTGGTGGTACGGCAGTATCGGCAAGCTTTACTCTCACTCTCACCAACCTGGTAGCCGGTACATCCGGAAATCTGTCCATTATGAACCCTGCAGCCAACTACCGAATCCACGTTCACAACGGTACAAACCACGCAGGTGAAGACTTTTACATGCGCGTGGCTCCTAATATCCGGTCCGCAGCTGCATCGTTCGATATGACCGGATCAGGTGGCTTCGATGTCTTTTCCTGGTACTACGACGGAGAATACCTTTGGTGGAACGGAACTAAAGGATACAATTGATGAAATACCTGCTGATCATCATCGGATTACTACTGGCTGCATCAGGATACAGCCAGAACAGCTTTTTCATGTCGCACAATACCGCTGCCACGGCGATACCTACATTAACCACCAATGCGGTAACCAGCGTTACGAATAACTCAGCCGTGAGTGGTGGCAATGTTACTTTAGATGGCGGTGCAACGATTACCGAAAGGGGGATCTGCTGGAAAGCCGGTGGCACTCCCACCACAGCCGACAGCAAACAGACAGCTTCAGGCACTACCGGAAGCTTTTCAGCCAACCTCAGCAGCTTATCCTCGAGCACACTTTATTACGTGAGATCCTATGCCATAAACAGCGTTGGAACAGCGTACGGCAGCAACACGCAATCATTTACCACATCATCTGCAGGGACAAAACCAACAGTGGCCGGAATGACATATGCCTGGGATAAAACTGGGACGACTGCAACAACAGGAGGAACAGTAGTTAGTGAAGGAAGTTCTGCCGTAACCGAACGAGGTGTCTGTTGGGGATTGAGTTATGAGCCAGATATTACTGGGCCTCACGATCATTACAGTACTGGCGGATCAGGCGAATTTTATGGATATATGACTGGATTATCTCCCTGTCAACGGTATTATGCACGGATGTATGCAACAAATAGCGCAGGAACTGCTTACGGAATTGATATATCCTTCATGACTACGCGGCCAGATGCAGCAACCTACAACTGGTTCCTTGGATATTCCAACGGATGGGGCGTATTTCGTGCCACCTGCGAGAATGCTGCATCAGCCTGGGCATACGAACATACCTATACCGGACCCAGCGATAGTTATACCACTTCCGGAACTCTAACAGTGGGCCTCAGGCTATATATATGGGGATTATGCGACAGCTATCCTGATGGATGGTACCTCATTTGCCCCAATGGCTTACCACCAACCTTTGCATCAACCAAAAGAATACATATGGTTAACATGATCATCACTGCAGTTGAAGATCCAGCCAGTGGATGCGCATCGATTGAGTAACATTTTAATTAAATATCACAATATGAAAAAGTTAGTTTTTATCCTCGCATTGGCTTTAATTAGCCTGGCATCATTTGCCCAACGCAACATGATTGAGTATGGTAGTCCGCGGAACGTGCTTACGCAAAAAGTAGTGATTGACTCTTTGAAGTATTCTCAGGATTCAGTACCCACTTTCTATTTTAAAATCATCAGGACCCTGGCCGACACAACCGGGCAGATGAGATCCACTCCGGCGGAGCTTAAAAAAGTTATCAACTACAATCAGGAGGTGCTGAAAGCCGCCACCAAGTCGATTAATGCCCGGTATATCTATGTCAGAGATTCGATCAAGGACCAGGCAGCCCAACAATCTATCCTGCAGGAGATCCAGCAGATGGATGCACGGGCCAAGGAAACGGCCTCGCAGCTCGATATGTTCAAAGCCACAAAGAAGGCATTCGAAAATAAATTACTGGGCATAAAATAACCGCCACCATGCTCGAGCTTCTGATCAGCGGCCAAAGAGTGGATCTCCAACCCGGAGCATCCATCACGATTGACGAAGAATCCCCGGTATTCGATAGTTCATCGATACCGGGGGGATTCAGTTATCCGTTTACGCTTCCGGTGACTCCGAAAAATCGCCGGATCCTTGACTTTCCGGAACGCCTGGAGAAATCGGGAACGATGAGCATTGAGCAGCCTTTTCTGCTACTCAGCGAGGGCATATTAAGGCTATCAGGAACAATCACAGTAATGGAGGCAGGCACGGAATACAAGGCCAATCTGGCCGTTGGAACGGGTGATCTGGCCAGTAAGATTAAGGATAAAAAGTTGGCTGATCTGGATCTCGGGGGCGTTCGCACGTGGGAGTGGAAGGCTGAATACAAATATCCGGATGATGATTTTGCCCTGGCGCCGGTGATCAATACGCAGCATTATAAGGATGAGCCCTTGGATGCCATATTCAAAGCTCATTATTCAAAAGTCAATGCCTTTTTCAATGGCGAATTCTTTCATCCAGCCATTGATGACGATCCCTGGGTGATCACGCCATTCCCTTTCCTATCGTATTTAAACAGGCAAATATTCAAATTTGCATCGATGAACGTGGTGGAAAATGTAATTATTTCGGACGCTGATTTCAGAGATCTGATTCTCTACACCATCCGGGATATCACAAATGTCAAAAAGGATTACGAAGTTGCCACCTATTCATTCGCTCACGGAGCCAGGGCACCTCAGATAATAACTACCAAAGTGATCGTTTCATCGAATAAGGAGATGACCACTTTTGACCTGGCTAATTCGATGCCCGATATCACCATTGCTGATTTTCTCCTGGCTATTCGAAATTTTCTGAATCTGGCCTATGTCGTTGATGGTGATACCGTACGAATAATCAAGCGAAAAGACCTGGTGCTGAAGCCCACGGCCATCGAGATCACTGATCAGGCTATCGGAAAGCCTAACATTCTCAGTGTAAAAACGGACGGGTTCAAGCTTGACTGGTCCGTTGATGGTGATGATGATCTTTGGGCTGAGGACTTTTACAAAAATCTCGATAGTTATCTGCCTTTTATCAAGGATCCGGTACAATCCTTTGAAGATTTAGAGGATCTGGAGCCTGATCAGAATGAAATTCGGTACATTATTGATGAAGATCTCTTTGCCCGGTACATTTATTTCGCCTACGATCCGGAACATGAACCGGTTTTATATCGGTGGCAATGGGTTGGATGGAGCCTGAACTATCAGAATTATCGGAGCGGAAACGCTGTTGAAGTATTCAGCTCGATCGTTGCGCCGATTTTAACCACGACGGCAATTCATTTCACGCCACCAACAGCCGGTTATTTCAAAGGCCCATGGGTAGAGCAAAAAGGAGCCATCAGCGATGCCGGTATTGTTCCTGCTTTTGCGCTGAGATTGTTGTTTTATCGGGGATTGGATAAGGATAGCCTTAATGCTGATATTCCCTTGGCAACGAACGACAATTTAAACCGGGTTGGTGAGCTTTTACCAGGCAAAAATCTGTGCCTGAAGTTCGAAGGTGAATATGGCATTTACGCTCAGCTCTATCAGCATTATCTCTCCTGGTGGATGGATCGCCGGATTGTGAAATGGACCATAAAAAACCCATCGGAGCTGAAATTTCACGAGAAATACGCTATCGATGGGAAGCATTACCTGCTGAAAAAGCGAACTGTCAACCATACCGAGCAGGGAATCATGCCTGCAGAGTGCGAATTTTACTTGGTGTAAAAACAATCCATTGCTTTCATCTCCTTCTCGATTTCGCTGGTGAGAATGTGAGCATAAATCATTGTCTGCTCAATCTTTGTGTGCCCGAGAATCTTCTGTAATGCCAGGAGATTCTTTGTTTTTTTGAGGAAGATGGTGGCAAAGGTGTGCCTGGAGGAGTGGAAGGTAAGTTTCTTGTAGATCTTAGCATGTACAAAAACATCACGCATAAACTCCCTGCTCTTCGGTTCCGAGTAGGGTGTGAAGCAAAAACCCTTGATCCGATAGGGTGATTCATCCTTAATCAGCTGCAGGGCCATCTTATTCAGTGGTATCTTAACCGTTTGAGCGTTTACGTTTTTGGTTTTGTAAGGCATTAATATCAAGATATTTGCAATAATGTCCTCCATCCTGATACGGATTAAATCAGAAATCCGTATTGAAGTAAAGCAGCAGAAAAGATAATGACGGAGTGCCCGGTGATAATTATCAGGCAAAGTTCCTGCTCGATACAAATCAACCAATCGCTGCAGCTCATCCTCATCCAGAAAGCCACGCTCAGATTTCGCCTGTTTAACAGGCATGTGATCCAGTGGATTCTCATCGATCAGGCCCCGGCGCTTGGCTATGTTAATATAGGTGCGAATGCTTTTGAGGCTATTCCACCGGGTATTTTGCCCGTTATTCTTATCGTTTTTCAGCCATCGCTGATACATCACAAAAAATTCTTCCGTGAGCTCGCTGAAGTAAACTTTATCCTTAAACTCCTTGAGTTTATTGAGGTGTGAGTTATGTTGAGCCAGGGAACTATCGGTGAGCTCGCCTTTGCGCTCCTTGATAGCTGCCTCCATAAACACCAAAAAATCAACATTGATGGAAGGCCGTTCATATTCATTCACCAGGATATCAGGGGAGAGATCCTTGAATTGAAGTTTGTAACGCACGAAAATATCATTCACCCGGGCGCGACAATTCTGCACAATGAGGTTAAGGTTCTTCGAATCCGGATAATTTTTCTTGATGATCAGGTTCTCATGGTCCCATGCAGCCGGCGGAATATTAACATTTGTGTTAATACGCACGCGCTGATTCATCAGGTTGATCTCAAGCAAAATAGGTGCTTTTCCGTTCTTTTTAACGTAAGTCGCACGATGATAGGTTATTATGCGATAAGAAAAACTCTGATACGGATCTGGTACGGATGTGGTCGTTTTACCCATAATTTGGGGTGTTTTTAACGGTATGACGACCAAGGGATTAACCCCGGATTCGCTAGCGTTTCCGGGGATTTCTGTGAGTGATGGTGAACCTGGAGAGTTCATTTAGTTTCGACAGTATTATCTAAAAATCAAATGGTTATGCTATCTTCTATATATCAATTTGTACGGATTTTGTACGTATATTCATTTTTGTATGTTAATTCCCCTGAGTTTTATCTTATCGAAATCTTCCATCATTACCCCAGCATGGAATAAATCGATGAGAGATCCGATAGTTAAACCAAGACCAACGCCACCTATAACCACTGAAACAATTGTGGCAGGTAAAGCCGCTAATCCTATAGGCGTAAAATATATAACCAAAGCAATAACCGGGAGTAAAAGAGCAGCTCCTTGCTTGGTAGCAGAGCTTTTCAAATATTCCGCACCGGTCTTATTTGCTTTACTGAGTAAATTGAATTTTTCAATGGCATTAAAGTATTCCATAGTTCCAAAATCTTTCACCTGGTCATTTGATATTTCCCGGATTCCTGATTTTGTGAAATTGTCAGAGATTTTTATGCTTTGATTGGTTGCCATTATAATATTGACGTACTTCAGAATACTGTCATTTTTCAGTGAGACAAAATGGCCACCATATTGGCCAAAAGAGCTCAGGACTGAAATGAAATATATAAGTATGAATAAACGAATGGTTTTCAAGTTGTTTGGTGTTTGATTGTGAATAATTGCCCGGTTCCCCTACACTTTGCGAAACTCCATCTCTGGATCCATTGGTGACCGAATCCTGAAGACTCCCACATCCTCAGCCCGGTAACTTACTCTCATCCCGTACGGGAGCGGGGCATCACGGGCTCCCGGCCGGAGCCACCTTTCAGCCTCTGAATTTCCTCAGTTAGCTGCCGAACCCGCTCTTTAAGCATTCCACACTCCTCAACCTTCAATTCATACTTCGTCTCAAACTTTGATTCAAACAGCTCGAGGATCTTCCCATAATCCTGGCAACCTGAATCGTTTAAAACATGCGGGTCTTGCTCTCCGCGCTCTACACCTTCCCCAGTGATAAGCCATCGAGCATCGATATCCTTGTAAGCACAAATAATCTTAAAAATCGCCTTTTCACTAGGCGTAGTTTTCCCATTTACCCATTGTTCAACAGCCTGTGGGGTCACTCCTATGGAATGCGCCATGACCTGATAGGTGATCTTCCTTTGAATAAGGATACTGCTTATCCGTTGATTAATTGAGGTTTGTGACATCTATTATTTAGAATCATTTTAAACTGCGATAAAAGTAAAGCCGTCACTTGTTTTTATCAAGTAGCCGCTTTAAATTTGTTGCACTGACAGAATGAATTTAGTACTAATAAGATGAATAACCAAGAAATTAAAGAGAAATCGACGGAACTGAACTTCAGAGATTACTTTTTTGGCCTGCCTGATACTTCTCCAAGGGTGGATTTAAGAGAAACAATTCGCGCCAAACTTTTGATGCCTCAAACCACGCTTTACGATAAGATCCGGAACAATCGATTTACGATGGCCGAGAAAATCATTATCGCAGAGATTATAGATCAATCAGTTGAAACCTTATTCCCGGAGGAAATATGATAGAATTTTTCTGGACTCCATGGAACACCAGGCTGGTGATTCACGAGATTGAAGAAAATACATTTGAGCCTTTTACGTCAGAACATTTAGCCCTGTCAAAAGAGGTCGATGCAAAAGTAAAATCGCAGTTCCCTGATACTTACGCTAATCTATGCAGATTATACAGCGATTCTCCGGCCATGGTTTACCCTCGTGCCAATCGCTTTCTGAAGTGTAATTTTTCGAATTACGACAATCAGCCGGATATCGATTCTGATGGGTTTTTTAATGTTGAAACCGTTCCCTGCCCCATGAGAGGCGAATGCAAGGATGGAATTTGCAACCCAAAAAGCACGGTTGAGTTATCACAGCGTGAACTGGCCATAATCCGGTTGCATGTCGAAGGATTCTCCCAGGAGCAAATAGGCGAAAAGCTTTTTATTTCCCCGAATACAGCTCATACACACATCACTAATATCTATAGGAAATTGGGATTTACAGGTCAAGCCTGCCCCGATCATCTATTGATCTCTTACGCCTACAAAAACCACCTCGTATGAAAGCAACAGCTTTAACCAGTAATCCAGGCCTGGTTCCGACCTCGCACAATTTGATCGGGACCATCACGGCCACAGTTGATCAACTAAGGAATTCTAATCTGCATCTGCGTTTTAGTCCTGGCGATAAGGTTTATGCGCATGCCGATTATGATCAGGGTTATTATCAGATCAGTCGTAACGGTAAGGGATGGCATTCAATTCCTTGTGATCAAATCACTATCGATGAGTAATCCCGATATCATGATCGAATTATCGGCAATTCGTCTCAGGATCGAGTTGCTCGAGCAGGCATTCAAGCAGACGGATCCACGCGATTCCAAAAGAATCTACCTGCTATGGTTTGAGCTCGGCACCGCTTATCAGGCCTATAATTCAATCATTGTCAGGGTTCAATCCGAAAAACTACAGGAGGTCACCGCATGAGAGCCAACGACTTTTCTATCCGGGCAAATCAATTCATCATGTCGCTGATTCGCATGCGGACCTACCTGAATAAGCACCACCTAACCAAGGGCGATATCGCTGTATTTGAGTATGAAATGACCTTTTTGAGGGAGCATCTCCGGATAAACGGATACCGGACCGATAATCAGATGGCCGGCTTCTGGATGCGCCACCACGATAAAATCAGTTGCCTAATCCCTGGCAAAGGTTGCTCCTCGAGCGAATCGTTACACCGCAAATTTTACGAGCTGAAGGCCGAGGCTGGCCAGATCTATACCCAATACTTGATTACACCACAAATACCTGCAAAACAAACCCATTCTCAATGTCAACACTAACCATTCGCCTTACTCCTGCTGAAGAGAAGCTGGTCGATGATCTTAAAAACCATTACTGCATCACAGCATCATCAAAGGCCCTGATCATGGCCGCTCAAATGATCATGACGGAACATGAGCCATTAATTCGCCAGTGCAATGAACTTCAGAAAGAAGTCGATCGCCAACGTAACACCATTCTCAGTATTAAAAATCACTTCCGCACAATCCGGGAATCTGAATCCGAAATCAAGTCACTGCTTGCCGGTGATAGCAGTACTCGCCGGGATCCCGGATGATATCCACCAGGTACCGGAAGAAAATGATAGCACATTTTCCGCCGGCAGGATCCTGCAGCAGCTCATTGTGATAGCATAACCCTTCGGCCGGGGTAAACAGGCTGGCGTTCTTTGCTTATGCCGATTCGGTGCAACCAACATTAATATGATCAAGGGATTAGACAAAAGGACAGCCCGATCGGCAACACCGCGATGTGGAGAAGTTGGTCATCTCGCCAGATTCATGATCTGGAGTTCGCTGGTTCGAGTCCAGCCATCGCAACACACACTTTAAAAATAAACCTAATGACAAGTTTTGAATTTGAAAGCGTTCGCCAGCGGATGAAAAGTGTCCGCAATCACCTGGGCAAGAATCAAACCGAAATGGGTGAATTAACAGGTAAAGGAGTTTATTACGGCAACATCGAGCGAGGTAACCAGGAGCCTGCTTTAATGACGCTCATTGATATTGCCAATACGCTTAACATTGATCCGGACTGGTTGCTTTATGGTACAGGAAAATCTCCGATTCCGGAAAAGTTACCTATCAAAACTCCCGAAATCATCCCAATGGTTGAGGTAAAGAAAGAACTGGCACCGATGCAAGCATTCGTACCATCGCCAGAACCGGAACCGATTCCTGCAGAAAACAGCAATCCAATGGCAGATTATGATGAGATCGTTCATGCAAGACAACGACTCATGCAGGCTGAATCAGACCAACATGTTTTCTCAAACGTCACCATGAAACTACGCCAGGGAGTTTTTGACATGGAGCACGGTGATGGCTTTAAAATGACCTGCACATTTTGCTGGAATCGCGATAAGACCGATGTGATCATAGCCATTCACCAGGAGAATCACCAACCCTACAATTATGAACTTTCACCCAGCGAAGCCAATCAATTTGCTGATATCGTCAGGTTCGCAGCTTGTAAAGCATTGGAGGTTTTGGTATGAAATCTGATTTGGATGCTGCCAAAGGTATCATCACCGGGATACTGGTTGGTGCTTTCCTGTGGGCGCTGATAATAATATCAATCCTGATATAATGAAAAGACTCCTCTTTTTCGCCACCATGGCTAACGCTTTACATGGCATTCAGAATGTAGAACAACCTGAGCCTGTAATTCCGGTTGAATCTGTAATCCGGATCCCGATCAAGCATGAACTTTACAAGCTCGACCTGCAAACCTTTTGGGTGGAGCTGATGAACGATTCAAAATTATACCAGGATGAAACCGGCCGGTATTTCCGTGTCAGTGATTCGGAATCGGACTGTCTGTATTATCCTGCTCATAACATGTTCCAGGCTATCCGGCACTTTCAGAAAAAACTGAATAAATTCTATCAGCAAAAGCACTTACCGGAACCGTATATCCAAATTACCCGAAAGCCTTCTGATAGCAGTACCGGAGCTGGCCAGTCCGATATCATCCCGGATCCGGGATCAGGGTGATAGCAAAATTTCAGCCGGCAGCCAGCTGCAGCAGCTGATCCTGATAGCAAAATTGCCACCCCCTTCCCTTCCCAAACCAAATTGTAAATCTGTAATCCTGTAACCCTATGTTCATCGAACAAAGCGATGTTCTCTCCACCACAAACGGTGGCCTCGATATAATCCTTCATTATTACCCGCAAGCCTCTCTGGCATTATCAACACCGCGTAAGGAGTTCCGGATCCGCGATGAAAAAACACCATCGGCCAGACTTAAGCAGCTGCAGGATGGCAACTGGGTAGTCACTGACTTTGGTGACGATGCTGTTTCCCGAAACGGCATTCAGGTATGCCAGCGCGAGGAAAGCGTTACTTATCGGGAAGCCCTGGCAATATTGGGCACCCGGTACGGTATCGGAGGAATTAAAAAGGAAGTGAATAAAGCCGGTTTCGAAAAGCGCGACGCCAAACCTGATGAAAAGGAAGGGGAATACTTCTTCGACGTAAAGGAAAAGATATCTGAAGCTGAACTGAGCGAGCTGGGGCCCCGCGTAACGGAGGATGTTTGTCGCAGATATAACGTGCATTCCCTTAATAGTTTTACTCAGATTAAGGACCGCAAAGCCCTGGTCACTTCATCGAATGAGAATTACCCCATTTTCCTGATTGATCACGGTGAATGGAAAAAGATTTATCAGCCCCGGAATCCGGAGAAACAATACCGGTTCCGGTATCATGGCACGAAGCCAAAGGATTTTATCAATGGATTGGATCAGGTTCGCAAAGCTTACCAGGCTGAACTGGATAAGGCCGGATCAGCCGAAGACAGAACGGATTCCGATACCGGTGAGATGAAAGATGTTAAGCTTCCTGCAGTAATCCTTTGCAGTGGCGATCGCGATTCCTTAAACGTTGCCGGAATGGGCCATCAGGTTATCTGGCTCAACTCTGAAACGGCCGAGCTCCGGAAGGAGGATTACAAGGAAATCATGAAATACACAGAGATCCTTTACAATCTTCCGGATATCGATGATACCGGTGTTAAAGCCGCCATTCGCCTGGGCATGGCTTACCTCGATATTCAAACGATCTGGCTGCCGGATAAATTGAAAGAATATCGCGATGCCCGTGGAAATCCCCGCAAGGATCTCAAAGATTTCGTTGAAATATATCCCAAGAATGAGGACTTCTGGAACCTGATGAAGGTGGCCGTGCCTATGCGATTTTGGGATGAATACTATGAAAAGAATCAACTGAAGTACTTCTTCAATAATTACCAGGCTTATCACTTTCTGCGCTGTAATGGCTTCTTTATCATCGAGGATAAAAACACAAAAGAAGGATACAGCATGATCCGGATCATCAAGAACCGGGTGGAAGAGGTAGGCACCAAAGATATTAAGGCATTCTTCGCCGGGTTCCTGGCTGAACGGCACATGCCTATCCCCCTCCGGAACATGGTTTTCAAAACCAATCAGCTGAGCGATGGTTCCCTGGCTAATCTTCCGGAGGCGAAACCTGACTTTACCGATTTCGACCGCAAAAGTCAATTCTTCTTTTTCGAGAATAAGACCTGGCAGGTGACTGCCGAAAAGATAAACGAATACCGTCCGGAGGAAGTAAACCGCTTTGTATGGGCCAATGAGATTATTCCGCATAAAGTAAAGCTGGCCGAAACCCCGTTCCGGATTGATTTTATCGAAGCAAAGAATGAATACGATATCACAATCCTGAATTACGACAGCCTGTTCATGCGTTTTTTGCTCAATACCAGTCGCATAAACTGGAAGGTAGAGCTGGAAGATCGCCTCGACGAAAAGGACGGCGACTACAAAATGAAATACCTGGAGAAAAACCGTTGGCGCCTCGATGGTGAGCTGCTCACCCAGGAGGAAGTTTGGGAGCACAAACAACACCTGATCAACAAGATTTTCAGCATCGGATATCTCCTTTATCGGTTTAAAGATCCCGCTCGCTCCTGGTGCGTATTCGCCATGGATAACAAGATGGATGAAGATGGCCGCTCCAATGGCCGGTCAGGAAAATCGATCGCTTACAAGATCCTCCGGATGTTCATGAACTCTGTTACCCTCAGTGGCCGGAACAAGGGCCTTACCGAGAATAAACACATTTACGACCGGGTAACGGTTCACACCGATTATATCCTGATCGACGACGCTGATCAGTATCTCGATTTCGGTTTCTTCTTCGATGCCGTCACCGGAGATCTGAACGTAAACCCAAAAAACAATAAATCCTATGAGATCCCATTCGACCAAGCGCCCAAGTTTTGCATCACTTCCAATTTTACCCTTAGGAAAATCGATCCATCTACTGAAGGCAGGATCCTTTATACCGTTTTCAGTGACTATTATCATTACCAGATGGAGCAAAGTGAGTATCACGAGTCAAGAACGGTCAACGATGATTTCGGTAAAAATCTCTTCTACGACTACACTGAAGAAGAATGGAATGCTGATCTGAACTTCTTCGCTGAATGCGTCCGATTCTTCCTGCAGGTGCCATCGCCACGGAAACTGAATCCACCAATGGATATGGTAACCAAACGCAATTTAAGGGCCGATATCGGCGAAGAATTCAAGAACTGGGCCGATGTATTCTTCAGCGAAGGATCAGGCAATGTGGACATTCTGGTGCCCAAGGAAAAGGCATTTGAGGACTTCACCAAGTCAACCAACTCCTTTAAGTGGACCATCAACCGGTTTACCTCCAAGCTTAAGGTTTGGTGCCGGTACGAGAGTCCAAGAATTTGGGCACTGGATCCCGAAGGATTCCGGAATAGCCAGGGCAGGATCATCCGGAAGGAAGATGGCAAGGCAACGGAAATGATTTACGTGCAAACGAAAGCGCTGGCCGCTGAAGATCTGGCCAATCATTCTGAGAACGAAATCGACCCCGACGATAAACCCTTCTGATTATGGTAGAATACAGATATACCCTGGGCGTAACCAGATATTCAATTCTCATGAAGGAATCAGAACGTCAGGATTATGTGAATAAGGTTTACAAATTCCTGATGGGACTGAAGCCAGGAACCGTGATATCGGTTGAGCGTTTCTGCAAGCTCGAAACCCAGCTTTTATTTATCGAAGTGGTAAAAATGTACATCGATGAACGCGGGTACATGGATGTAGAGTTTAACGAAGATTACACCAGTGTGAGGAAAACGAACTAACAACATAGTTATGTCAAAACGAGATAAACGCGATCTGGTAACCAAAAAGATAGAACGAGAGTTAAGGCTCAGGAATTTTGGATATTTCAATACCGAAGACTGGGCGAATCTGCTAGACAAGCAGCACTCAGGCTACTATACCAGAGATAAAGCCTGGAAAGATTTCGAGCAAGGAAAACAACCCTGTCCTCCAACAAAGCATGGATATTACTTCAAGGAATACATGGCTGCTTATGAACTTGCTCAGACAGGACTACCATTTTAATATAAACTCAATGAACCCACCAGTCAAAAAATGGTACTCCGGCGCAACCATCCGGATTCCGATACAACGAATCATTAACCTAATCAAAAAAATAAGGAGAAAGCTTTTATGATCGAATCAAGATTTAAAGAGGCAGTACGTCACATGAGATTCTGCCAGAATGAATTTTTTAAGACAAAGAATTACTATGCCCTGGAGAACTCCAGGAAAGCCGAAAAAAATGTTGATAAGCTGATCGCCGAGGATGACGAAGCTGAGGCAGCACAGTTGAAACTTTATCCGGAGGGCGAGGAATGAGCTACCATGGCTATTTAAACACATTGCGCAAAGCCGAGCGGGAATCAAGGTTCTTCCAATGGCTATTACGAATCGGCATCAAGATCTATAATAGATTTGAGCCGTTCCCGATTGAGCGCAGGAAACTTGTCAGAATAATTATCGAAGCCTTTCCTGAAGAATCCAGAGACGCCTATGTCTTCCGTCTGGAAACTTGCATAATCCAGGATATAACATGTTTTTATTATGATGCACAAACGAATTCATGTGAGAGAACCAGAATAAGAGAGACAGGTATTCCATGGCAACCTGGCAATTGTGAGCCATCTGAAGCTGAAATAGCCCAATTGAAACTTTACCCGGAGGAGCAGCCATGACAAATGGAATTGAATCAATCAATCCGGTTAATACGAATCACCTTCAAACAAGTCAAATCGGGCTTACCAAGCGTGAATACTTTGCTGCAATGGCATTACAAGGACTTTTGTCTCACCCTTCAAATACTTCTATGGAAGCTAGAGTTAAAGCATCTGTTAAGGCTGCTGATTTATTAATCGATGAGCTAAACAAAATATAGAAATGAAGAAACTGATCCGGTTCCTACTCACCTGTCTGGTGATTGCCTTTCTGCTCGTTTGCGCCCTCTCTGAGTGCCACCGGTACGCGTCGGCACTTCATGGATATGAACTCAAAGAATTCTAACAAACTATTACCTTAGTAAAATAATCAGGAGGAAAAATCATGTCATTATCCAATTTCTTTAGAATCAATTTGCCTTACGGTTTTGAACGCAATGCAGCTGGTGAATGGGCTGCGTTTAACAGGGATTATGTTCCCATTGGATTCAGCGATGAAAGATATCCCAGGCATTCAACGGAATTACCGATTTATGCCCCTTATCCAGGACTCACGGAATCATTAATCGAATCCCTTGTTGACGATAAAGCGTCCATCGGAAGAGATCCGTCAGGTAATATAGAACGGTTTTTTCTATATGGGGATCGTACTAATCCCACGGATCCCAGAGACACAGAAGAACGCAACGAACTTTATGCTTTCTATTTCAATAAGCTGAAGATTATCTCTGAGCGCAATTGCGAGGCCATATCGCGACCGTTGCATAAGTAAACTGATATATCCCCGTCAGGGGATTTTATATTCAAGCCCCGGCTGTATTCAGCTGGGGCTTTCTTTTTATCTCTCTCTTCTTCTGGTACATAGTTACACGAAAGCCGTATTATTGCCTTTTTTGCCCTTTTCCCCCGCATTATTTTCCGGCAAGCCATTACCCCTTTTCCCCTTTACGTTAGTTACTAGAAAAAAAGTGTAACTCTGTAACTATACTCCAAAGAGTTTGAAAAAAAGACACTTAGCTGGTTACACTTTTAAAAACAAACTGTAACTTTTAAAGCAAAAGTGTAACCTGTAACCATTAAAATATCCGGTTACACTTTTTTTATCTCCCTGTTACAACTCGAAAAAATAAAATGTAACCAAATAACGAAATGTTAATCAATTCGTTAAGGTTACACTGTTACACTGTTACATGGTTACACTTTTTTGAGGAAAAGTGCATATCAACTATCAGAATATTTTCGCAACACCAAAAAAGGCACTAAGAATAATTCCAAAAAACGGGGATATCGGTTGAAACATTTGCAAAATTTAATTTTTTGGATCCCGGAAACATATCTACCTTAGTGGCATCCCGCATTCGTCCTCTCTAATCCCTCGATCAGCAACCTACCTTTAACCTATGGCTGATCAATTTTACCTGATTGTTGCTTGTAAACCTTACGTTAAACGATTCCTGGAGATCAACTTCGGTAATCCTGTGGACCTCTCCGGCGATATCATGCTGCGCACTATGATCCGGCAAAGCCTGAAGAAGCCTGATAAGAAATTCGATAAGATCCTTGGAGAAATGAGTTGCCGGTACTGCGAGTCCATCCGGGTGAAAATTTCGGATGATGAATTTTACCGTTACGGATGGGAGCTGACGAAATCTGATACGGTGAAATTCGGGAAGGAGATTGAAGCCAGGGTAAAGTTCATGATGCGTACCCTGGTGGCCGTGAATCTGTCATTGAACGGATCGATCAAAATGAGTATCATCCGATTTCAGGACCGGTTCGAATTTCAGGAGGATGTTTGGCCGTATGATACCATCAAAAAGGAATTTTTCCGCAACGGGATCCATGATCAGATCGACTTTAATGATGAAATTTTTAACAAACTCGAGAATATAATTATGGTAAATCTGTCTAAAAAAGGGACAGTCTTACCGCAAGCTTTAAAGCACTATGAAATCCCTATCCCGGCAGAAAAATAACATCGGAGGCATAGCCAGGCTCTATGCCGTTCCAATCGAACTATTAACCGCCATCGTTCCATCGTCAACCCCTGGAGCGTATGCCATTACCCTTTCATCAACAGAAGAGGTTTATGATATCTCGGCTATTTCGGAAAGTATCCAGGCAACTGAAGAGCCGAAACCATCATCGGCCGGTTATTACTTTGAGCATCAGATCCGGGCAACCATTGCCAAAGATACGCCGGAACTGTCGCTGGCTCTGCTTGATTTATATGGCAGACGACTGGTAATCATCTACAGAGATCAGAATGACCGGTATAAGTTGGTGGGAACGATGACAGAAGCCATGCGCCTCGGGTACCGGAAAGATACCGGGGCAAAAATTTCCGATCTTCAGCAGGCTCCCCTGGTGTTTGAAGGCAGGACTTCATCGCCTGCTCGTTTTATAGATGATCCGTTCAGCTGAGGCCTCAGAATTCCCATAAATAGAGGAAAAACGGCGTTTTCTGTCCTTTAACAGGGCATGTTACAGCCATAACATTGCGCTCTACAAAGCATTGTGGAACCAATATTCAAGTTATGGCAAAGAAAATTCTGGTAATGGACGGTTACATCACGAGCTGGAATATATCCAAACAGCTTGTACGGGACTTTTTAAAGACGGCCACCACAGATGAGGTTGAAGTTCAGCTCTCCTCTTTGGGCGGTGAGGTAAATCATGCCATCGATATTTACAATCAGTTCCAGGCTCACGGTAATGTAACCGTGGTGATGAGCGGCTTTAACGCCAGCTCTTCAACATTGCTCGCACTCGGTGCTAAGAAAACAGTCATCCATTCGAATTCATTCTATCTGATTCATAAGCCCATGATCATGGTTGATGCCTGGTCAAATATGAATGCTGATGAAATGGATCAATTCATTGCCAAACTCGAGAAGGATAAAAAGTTCCTGGATAAACTGACAGCCGAGTTCACCAAAATGTACATGATCAAAACCGGCAAATCATCGAAGGAAGTTCTTGATCTTATGAACGAAAACAAGTGGATAACAGCCACCGAGGCTAAAAACTTTGGTTTTGTCGATGAGATCCAGACCCCAGTACTGGCTCTTAATCTGCTTGATGACCGGGCAGTTGCCATGCTCACCGAGAACGATTTGCCAATCCCTGTGATGGAAGCTATCCCACCGGTACCGGTACAAGAACCCGAGAAGCCGGTTATCCTTGAGGAACCGGTATCCACTATCACTGATGAAGCGGTTAATTCCCTCTGGACCCGGATCGTCGATCGCGTTACTGCGCTTATTCATCCTCAAAATCATAAAAAAGCAGACATGAAAATCTTCAATCTCGTAAACAAGTGTCTCGGAGTTAACACCCTGGAGTCAACTGACGACAAAGGTGTTTACCTGAATGAGGCTCAGATCGAGGCAATTGAAACCCGTTTGGCTACGGCTGAGCAGGTGGAGACTGCCAGGCAAACAGCCGAAAACGCACTGACCGCCGCCAAAACGGCTCTCGATGCCATTGATCCTACTGTAACCACAGCTGCAACTATCGCAGAAAAGGTTACTGCCATCGTCGCAGTCATTGCCAGCAAGCCTGGTAAAAATCCGACAGCTCCGAAAGCTGATCAGGATCCAGCCCTGGATAAGGCTGACTGGAATACAATCGACTCCTTGCCTCATAACAAGGAATACGATGAAATGCAATAGTTTGTAACCCCAAAAAATCAAAATAGCAATGGGACTTTCTGTTTCTTCTCTTATTTCCGAATTTAATGCCTATTACGAAAGTACCGGGCAGAATTCAAAACGGGTACTGCGTCTGATGACTCAGCCAACCGTTACTGAAGGGTTCATGACCTCGATTAAAACCGATGACACCATCTATAAGTTGGCAAACTCATCGGTATCTGCCATTGTACAGCCTTTCCAGAAAACCTGGTCACCAAAAGGCACCGATACGTTCAAGCCGGTGAAGATTGAACAACAGCACATCAAAGCTGACCTTGAGTTATATCCGGATGATATCGAAGCCACCTGGCTCGGTTTCCTCGCGGACAATAACCTCACCCGAAAAGATTGGCCATTGGTAAAATGGCTGGTTGAATCACATTATCTCCCCCGGATGCGTTCCGATATGGAACTTGATGTGGTTTATAAAGGAAGTTTTGTTGAACCTGAATCAGGTGTTCCAGGAGCTGCCGGTACCAGTATGGACGGACTTCGCAAGAAGCTCGTGGATGGTATCACTGCCGGAACTATTAACCAGGTAACAGGGATAGGCGCTCTCGATGAAGCAACAATCTTTGATCAGGTTGAAGCCTTTGTTGACGGAATTTCAGAATTATACCAGGGTGTGCCTATGAAGGTGTTCATGTCACAACGCTGGGTTAAAGCATATCTCCGCGACAAACGGTCGAACGGATTTTATACCATAACGGATGCCGGTAAAATCAACCAGGGAGTTGACTTCCTTCCTTTCGAAGTTCAGGCATTACCGTCAATGTCCGGCACCAGCGATATTTTCGCAACGCCAAAGGAGAATATGATTCACCTGACCAAAAAGGATGTTAACAAGAGCAGATTCAACATCGAAGAAAGCAAGCGTCAGGTATTCCTGATGACTGATTGGTGGGAAGCTGTCGGCTTCGGGATCAATGAGGCTGTCTGGACTAACGTAACCGCTGGATCCGGTTCAAGATAATCAGGAACCCGGGGCTCCGGCTCCGGGAACCTTTTTTCGAAATCATTAATACTGTTATAAAATGGACTTCGCAGATATCTCAAAAGAACTGACCAACGGAAGGAACCTGGGCGGCTTAGCTCAGAAGTTTTACTTCGGATTGTGGGAAGATGTTGAAAGCTTTCCAACGGAACCTACCTCACCCGCTACCCTGGCTGCAGCTGCAGCGCTTACTGGTGATATCACCATGAAGGCCGGTAAACGGATGTTTGAATTCTACACCACCGAGGAGACCGCTAAACTCGACTTCAACCCCATTGGGGAAGAAGGTGGTAAAGGTGTGGAAATGGCCCTTACTATTCATGCTCCTGGCTTGTCGACCAAGTTGCTGGGATTCATGAACGCTACGAGGAATGAGGATCTGGTACTGATCGTTGAAGACAACGAAGGCCAGAAGTACCTGATGGGAAATGAGCTCCGTTCAGCCAAACTGAAAAGTGCCGACGGTGCCGGTACGGGTTCAGCCAAAGAAGGCAAACGGGGTATCCCAATGGTATTCTCATTCATGACCGGGCACATTTACACCTATACCGGTAGCATTCCGCTCACCGGAGCAAGTGCATAACCATGTGGCGCAAGTATTTTAAAGTCGTTAAAGTCGTGCCAGGGAGAATAAAAACTCCCCGGCATGGCATTATCGATTTATCCAGGGATGATCTGAATATAGATACCCTAAAGGAACTGTATGAGGAAGACTGGCCATACATTCAAATCACGAGCGAAGGGATGATTGAATTGTATGGTGAGGGCTCGGTAAAATATCCCGAGCTGGTTCCGGAGCCGAAAGTACCGGAAATCGGTCCGGATGTTACGGATCCTTCCGAAAATGTAACGGAAACCCCGGTTGATGTTACACCGGAGGTCCTGAAACAAAAAATATCTCGTAAAAAGAAACCGAGAGAGTAGTCCGCAAAACTATCACGAAAGCCCCGAGTCACCGGGGCTTTTTTTGTCCTTCTTCGCCCATTCGCCCTCTCCTACCTTCGAGGCATGATATGGTTTTTCACCCCCTATAGCTTTGAAAAAAAGCTTTTCCATGCAATCGATCAATACATGGAACTGATCACGGATCCAAAGGATTACGCAGTGATCATGGACGGCGATATCGCCTTTTTACGATCGGATTTCGGCCACCACATTCAGAAGTACATCGATGCTTACCCTGGCACAGGAATATTTACCTGCTATGCCTCGCGTAATGCCTATCAGTATCTGCTTCCCAAGGATGGGGATCATCTATCAGACTCCATTTTATTTCATAAAGCCGTAGCTGATCGACATGCAGAAAAGATGCCTTTGGAAATCAAGCCGGTTCAGAAAAACATAACCGGTCACCTGATGGTGATCCAAAAAGAAAAATGGTTGCTCATCCGGAGCCGGGTTGAAAAGGCTGTAAAAAATGAGACTATTGAGTCTATTGATACGGCTATCTCTCATGCCGTACTGGAAAAACAATGGCCGATTCTGGTGATGCGCGGAATTTATGTTTTCCATTATTGCCGGTTCAAAGATGGTTACCGATACCAAAAACATTTGGGGTATAACATGCATCTGAATATCGTTACCGCATGCTCCCGACCGGAAAATCTTCCCACTATTTTAAAATCGATTAATATTCCGATCACATCTCACACCTGGTGGATAATCGTAGACGGTACGGAACCAATTGTGAAGATAAAATTTCCGCGTAATGTTCGTATTTTCTATCATCCTGATGACAGTGCTGTTGGAAACGGTCAGCGAAATTTCGCACTGGATCAGATCTCCAAGGGATATATTTATTTTCTGGATGATGATACCACACTACATCCGGACTTATATAAATCCATTGAAGCCCTGGAGAATGATTTTATCCACTTTGACCAGGCAAATAAAAACGGCACCAAACGGATTGGTGGCACGGTTGCGATTAACCATGTTGATACCGGTAGTGTGGTGTGCAGCCGGGCATTGATCGGAGATATCCGTTGGCAAAAAGACCTGTATCAAGCCGATGGTAGATTCTGGTCGACTGTTTTCAAGGCAGCAAAGAATCCTGTGTATATACAGCAATCACTATCGATATACAATGCCCTTGAAAAAGCTAAAACCAAATGACCGATGTCGTTTATGTTCTCGGCACTGGAAGCCAGTGGCGGAACAATGAGATCCGCTTTTCGCTTCGCAGCATAGCCAAAAACCTGAAAGGATATGGTAAAATCTATATTGTCGGTGAAGATCCCGGAGGACTGAAAAATGTGATTCATATTCCCCATCCGGATGAGCTCGGTCCGGTGAATGCCGATGGCAATATCATCAGGAAGGTGCTCAGGGTTTGTCAGGAGCCTGAATTATCCAATGATTTCCTATTCATCAACGATGATCACCTGATCAGTAAACCCATTAAAATAAAGGAGATTCCGGCCTTTCACAAAGGTGACATGACTACCTACTCCGATCAGTACTGGAAATTTAATCCCTGGAGAAAAAGACTAATGCTCACCCGCGACGAGCTGATCAGGCAAGGACTGACCGCTAATCACTTCGATTGCCATACACCAATACTGTTCAATAAGGTCCGGTTCCCGGAAATTGTCAGCCGGTTCGATTACGCAACCGGCATAGGCCTATGCATGAAATCCCTTTATGGAAATATTGCTTATCCGGATGGAACTCAGCTGACAGATCAGAAAAAGACGGTATTCCGGTATTTTTCATTGGCTGAATTAAATCAGCGGCTTAAACATTGCGGTTTTGTAAGCTATAATGATGAAGGATTGAACCCGGCACTAAAAGCCTGGTTATTTCACCGATTCCCGGAACCATCACCATGGGAAGATAAAAAACTCACCGATGCCATTATCGAAATAACTGAATACCTGCAGGGGGATCAGGATTATAAAACAGGATGCGACCTGTTTATCAGGTATTGCATCGGAGTAAACATGAAAAAGGTTTTCAGCATGGGGGAGACGCCTCAGCTAAAGCGAAAATTGATTTATAAACTAACTCGAAGAATTGAGGACTTATGAAAACAACTGATCCGGTTTATGTTGCCATAGCTAACTGGCTGAATGGCAAAAGAGATTTTGATGAAGGCGTTGACCTTTTCATCAAGTATGGAACGAATAAAAATCTGAAAGCCTTTTTCCCCGGCCACGCAAGCAGATATCAGCGGAAGCTGGAATATGAGCTCACCAAGATCATTGGGGTTAATTTTCATACACTCGACAGGGATCTGGTAATCATTAATCCGGATCCGATAACTCCTGTAAAAGTAACAGCTAAGCCCGCCTATGATGCTAAAGAGCCAGTGGAACGAAATTCTGACGACATGAAGCATCTGCCCAAGGTGATCCGGAGGCTGATGTATGAGTATCATGATTGCTATGAAAAAAGAACCCGCACTCACATAGCCCTGAAATTGGTTGAAGGCAACAGCAAAAGCAAGAATGGGGAGCGCGTGGAGCTGCTCGATCAGATTGCCACCTACTCAGCCAGGATGGATAAGCTTCAGACAGCAAAGAAAGCCTGGGAAACAACAGGAATATTGCCTGAAGAATCAACACTTTGGGGCATGAAACCGGAACAGGTTGTGCTGAATAAAGATGAACTCAGGGCCAAAAAGCTCAATCTGCAGAAAACATTATCCAAGGATCAGAACCTGCTCGATTACCAATCGAAAATCAAAGCAGACAAACCTAATCCAATGCCTGCAGGACCCAAGCGCAATGCCATTGTGACCAGGATAAGTGAAAAGGAAAAGGAGATTGCTCAAATAAACAAGGCCATCAATGACATTGATCAAGCCCAGTGATATCAAGTTACCGGCCGGTGAGAATCCTTCTCAGAATGCCTATGAATCTCCGGTTCTGGACGCACATCAATCTGCCGGCCGGGAATTTGTGAGCGATCGGGAGATCCAGTTAACCAAAGCAATCGGTCTGCTCTCTCAAGGTTCCTCAAAACACTACTATGCTCATGGAAATTTCAATCTCATGCGCCTGGTATTTTATCTGCTGAAGCAAACGGGCCCGGCAGATATTTTCCTTACCACCTATTCAATCTCGCAGCGCACACTGGAGGGTATTGAACAACGGGTTCAGAATGGCCTGATACGATCGATCCGGTTTCTGATTGATAATCGTGTAAGAGTTATGAGCCCCATACCGTTTCAGTACATGAAACAAAACTTCAGCTACCGGTGCATTTCGCTTCATGCAAAGGTGGCGCTGATCTCTAACCAGGACTGGCAAATTTCCATCATTACCAGTCAGAATGCTACCGATAACCCCAAGCTCGAGCGGGGAATCATCTATACCATACCCGAAATATTTGAATTCGATAAATCCGTACTCGAAAATGAATTTAACAGAGGAACAACTTAAAGTCATTGAAGAAATGGCTGAACTTTTCTTTTTCCCTCATGAAATAGCCGAAAATATTGAGGTCGATGCTGTCGATTTCTGTCTGGAAGTTATCAATACAGAAAGCCCTGCAGGGAAAGCATATTCCACCGGCACACTGAAGGGTGAAATTCCATTGAGAAAAGCAATCAGCCAGGCAGCTCTTAACGGATCGAACCCGGCACAACAAATGATGTTAACCTTCTTAACCCGCTCAAAAATACAACGATGAAGCCTAAAGCCCTGGATGAATACGATTATGAGGAAATCAAAGCTGCCATGCTTGATCCGCTGAACAGCAGTCTGGCACCAATCCAACAGGAAAAGCTTGAACGCACAGTTTCAGCCGCTAAGATCCTCGATCGTTATCCTATCCGCAAGCATGCTGTGGCTATGCTTCAGGCTAAATATCCTGGCTTAGGACTCACCCAGGCATACGCTGATATCAAAATGGCCATGCGAATTTTCAATTCGATGTACACTTTTGATTATGACTGGTGGCATGATTGGCTGATCAGTAATATTGTTGAGCAGATCCAGGCGTCGAAAGATGCCGGAGATCTGAAAAGCTGGGCTGCAGGGAATGCCAACCTAATGAAAGCGATCGGTGAACGTCCGCCTGAAATTCTTGATCCGAAACTCACCCGGGCGCATCAGTTTATCCTGGTCATTCAAAACGGCAAACGCGAAAAGACAATCAACCTTGATACAATTGAGAAACTTCCGGCTCATGAGCGTAAAGAAATAACTGATAGCCTGATCACGGATATTGACGATGAGGAAACCGCTGAAATCATGAATTCATGAGCGAAAAAGAATTGCTGAGTCTCAATAAGCCGCAGATAAATTCAGTCGTTCATGCGGCAAAAAATAAAACAGACATTTGGGGCCGTGGAACGGGTAAATCCTTCCTGATTGGTTGGGATATCAATGAGGTAAATCGTAAAATGCCAAGAGCATTGATTGCCGTAACCGGGCAGACATATGGGCAGCTGCTCACCAGGACATTACCCTCATCTTTCAAGTTCCTTGAAACACTCGGATACGTTAAGGATCAGAATTATGTCATTGGCCGTAGGCCTCCAAAGGGATTTCTTGAGCCTATGGAAAAGATCATGAAATATGAAAACGTGATCAGCTTTGCCAATGGAAATGCTATTCTCATGTTATCGCAGGACCGCCAGGGTTCTGGACGTGGGCCTAACGTTGATTATGAGATTGTTGACGAAGCAATTACCGTAAATAAGGAGAGGTATGATCAGGAAACAAGCCCGACAAACAGAGGCAATGAGGAAATATTTGGTAAAAAATCGCCGGATCCTGTTAACTGCCACCATGGCTATCATTATGTTTCCTCCATGCCCTGGCTGAATGAACAAAAATGGCTGCTTGATTTCGCCAAATATTACGAAGAAGAAGCCGGGATTCAGATTTTCAACATCTGGAACCGAATCGTAAAGCTTCAGCTCGAGCTGATCAAAGTTTGGTACGAAAAGGATGAAAAGCTGTTCAAAAACATCTGGAATGAAACATGCAGGCTAAAAAGACAGATTGCGCCCTTTGTTTCCAAAAATGATTCGCTATTTACCCTGGCTAATGCATTTGACAATCTTGAGCATGTTGGCATGTCGTACATAATCCGGGAATACGAAAAGCAGCTCATTTTAACCTTCCTTATCGAAATCATGAATATGTTCATGGATAAGGTGGAAGATTGCTATTATCACATCGATGAGTCAAAACATGTCTATTTTAATGCAACAAATGATGACTATATCAGGGACTTAGCCGAAAATAGTAATTGGGATTTTCAAAAGCTCGGCACGCCTGACAGTCGTTTTGACCTGGATTGTGATCCTACGCAAGCCCTTGAAATCGTACCTGATTGGGGCTCATCTATTTGCCTGTTTTCCATTGGTCAGGAAAGGCAGTATGATTTCGTTAACAAGATCAACAGGCCTACAGACAACTTTATCAATGAGTTTTATGTTAAGCCAGGCTCATCAGAGGATGTGATGATCAATGAAGTAGTTGATTTGATGTGCAATTACTACAACTATCATCAACATAAAACGGTCATTTATTATCGCGATCGCTATGGCGATAGTCGAAAGCCCAATGTCAAGAGTGCAGCATCGTACAATGATCAGGCAATGCAACGCTTTGCTAAGAATGGCTGGACTGTCATTAACAAGGTGCATAGAGGCATGGAGCCCCCTCAGCATGACAAGTATCTGATGTGGGGCAACATCTTAAAGGGATCAGATCCTAAGTGGCCAGCTGTGCGCTTCAATGGACAGAAGTGCAAGTACACACTGATCAGCATGAACAATACACAGGTAATGGAGAAAGAAGGCAAGTTCACTAAGAACAAGAAGAGTGAGACCAGCAAGACTATCCTGCCAGAGGAAGCAACTCACTTCAGCGATGCTGTTGATAAGCGCATGTGGACCAAGTACGGTCACTTACTGCGTAAGGGTGGCGGCTTTGTGCCTGCCCGCTACTAATCACTATGTTATAAGGACTATTCGCCTTGCACAATAGGCGAACAGTTGATATATAGGACTGCTTTTGCGTTTGGGTTGGCTTGGTTGGGCCGGGGTGCCCCCTCATATATCCTGCATTTTCGTCATGTTTTTTCGCCCGGCGC